TTACTTTGGTGTAGAGACTTCTTTTGCGTAGTCCTGACAGGCCCGAAGGGCGATCAATCCTTGGTCGCCGGCATCGGTGATGCCGATAATTCGTTGAGCATGCGCTCGGTCAAGTTGGGCTCTTGTGGTGCCATGAACCACGCAGCCGGTGGCGGGGGTGGTTGGCACTGAACAGCCACTGATGTCATCGGTGGCGGCGAGTACGACTGACAGCCGGAGATCAGCAGTAGCCAGGCGATCACGTAGAAGAGCCTGCTTCGTTTGCTCATCGGTCAATTCCTTGTAGTGGGTTTCGTCTTTTTTGTGCAGGCGCTGCTCCAGGGCGTAGCGTTTATCCTGCTCGTTGCGCTGCAGGGTAGCGGCGGCTTGGGTTAACTCGCGGAGGGTGTCGGAATGAAGGCGGGCCTTGCGCTCCAACTGCTTGCCGTAGCGCCAGTCTTGAGCGGTCCAGGCAAGGCCAGCAGATCCGGCGGCCAACATCACCAGCAGCAGGCCGACCGCCGCAATCCGGTATTGCTCGGGGATCAGGTCGAAGAGACGCATAACACCACCCTCGCCCTGGCCCAAAGTTGCAACCGATCCTCCAGGCCGTTGAGGCCGCCGTTGATCCGCCGGGTGATGGTGTTGAATTGCTCTTGATCCGCGAGCGCGTTCAATCCGTTTATCGACCAGAACCACGCGGCCGACTCAGCAGCCCATTGCGGCAGCTCGAGCAGTTCCGGCGTTCGCAGCAATCGCTCATCGCCGAACAGTGCCAGGCTGCAGCGCAGGTAGTTGTCGTGGCCGGTGATCTGGATCAGCCCACGGCCGCGATAGCGTTGGCCGTCACCATCGGCTACCGGCGTGTTCCCCAGCTTGGCGGCCAGCGAGCCGGTGTCGTACTTGCTGAGGTACTGATCGCCCCCCAGTTCACGCACGTATTGCAGTTGGCCTGACTCGTGGCCGATCTGGGCCAGGAATGCCGCCTGACGCTTCGGTGTGTCGATCTTGCGGTTGGCCATGGCCGCGTTCAGCGCGGAAACAAAAACGCCCGCTTTGCGGCGGGCGTTGGGCATGATGCTTTGAAGTTGCTGCACAGTTATGGACATCGATTTTTCCCAGGCAAAAAAATGCCGCTCGATGGCGGCAAATGGTGAGATGGGTGCAGCCAGTTACAGCTCCAGGACTTTTACCTCCTTAGTTTTTTTCGTCTTCTTGGCTTTGGCTTTGGCCTTGCCTTTCTTGCCGCCATTGCACTCAACGGTGGTCGACCAGCCGGCCTGGGTGAATACCTGCTCCACCGAGTCGACCAAGTATTCACCATCGATGCCGGTTTTGAAGCGGGTGGCGTATACCGACCGCTCGGCAAACAGGTCAGTACGCCCAGGCATCTCGAGGCGCACACCCGCCGAAGACCGATTGAAGGCAGTCAGCCGGGCCTTGGCCGCCTGTTCCGCTGCGGTTTTGTTGGGGTAGATGTGGCGATCGGTGTGCACCGCCGGAAGCCCGTCGGGCGCATCGCTGTTGTCCAGGCTGATCAGCTTCAGCTCACCGCTTTTCTTGTCCTGGTGTTTGGTGGCCACCGCCTTGTGCGTGCTGCGATCGCCTAAGCGAAACTGCCACCGACTGACATCGGCAGGCGTAATGGTGACGGCGCCCAAGGCCTTACCGCTCGCACTGGTGCCGCCGTCGCGTGTCATGACAATCAACTTCCCGTCGGCCACCTTGGCCGTGCAGTCGTGCTGCTTGGCAATGCGGGTGATGAAGTTGAAATCAGACTCGCTGAGCTGGTCGGCCCGGGGCACGTTCGTGGAGACGCTGCACACCGGCGTCCAGCCGTTGCGGGCAGCCACGTCGGCTACGATCTTGGACAGTGGCACATCTTCCCAGCTACCGCTGCGCACCGTCTTTCCGGTTCCGCGCATGTCGCCGGCCTTGCCGCGCACGACGATGGTGTTAGGCGGGCCGGATATCTCGACCTCATCTACCATGTAACGGCCCAGCCGCACCATGGACGTTTCGGCATAGCCCAGGTAGATCTCAATGCCGGCGCCGCGCTTGGGCAACGCCACGGCGCTGTCGCGGTCATCAATGCGCAGTTCGAAGTCGTCCGACTCCATGCCAGGTTTGTCAGTGGTTTTCAGCAGTAACAGGCGGTCATTGATCAGCGCGGTAATGTCTTTACCGTCTGCAACGACACGAAAGCGAGGGGTCATGGTTCACCCAGTTACCCCGCCAACGCGGGGGAATGTTGGCGGCCGTTACGCGTAACGGATGGAAAGGACAGCCAGGCCTGGCTAATCCCAAAGCATCACAAGTTCTTCCGTCGGTGCCGGCATGTCCGGCAGAACAATCACCACACCTGCCCGATACGGCTGAGCCTCATCGGCCAGGCCCTGATTAGCATCCAGCACAGCCTCCACGGTGCCGTTCAGGTGGCCGTAGTAGTTGTGACAGATGGTGTCCAACAGATCCCCGTCAGACGTTCTGCATGTCGTCGCCATAGCGTACAAACTCCAGGGTAAAGCCTTGCTTACGCGGGATGCCGCCGGCCAGCAGCGCGCTTTGTTCTTCCTCGACACTGGTCATGCACCAGGTGCCCAACACGTCGCCGTAGCCGGTGGTCAGCGTCATGGGCTGCAACTTGCCACCCAGGGTTCGCAGGGTGTCCAGTTGCTTGATGCCGCCCCTGAAGCCCGGGAAGATGGCGCCCTTCAACGTCAGCTTTTCGTCACCCATACCGATAGCCTGTTGCGCCGGTCGACGCGTCAGCCGTTCCTGAGAGGCCCAGCGAAACGCAGACGAACGCCGCAGCTCATCAAAGGCCGCCGTGTCCAGGTTGAAGAAGTACGGCTGTTGTTTCGGATCACGCGGCTGCATGATCATCAGGTGCGGGAAGGGTTTCACCGCCTCCGGCGCCGGTGTGGCATCAGCAGCAAAGGCCCCAGTCGGGAGAATGCCCGACAGCGAGGGGCTGACCTTGCCGGCGATGTTGTTGATCGCCGTCGCCGCCCGCCCCGCCTGTTCCTTCAGCGCACCCAAGCGCTTATCAATCTGAGAAGCCGCCCGGGTGGCTGCGCTGTACACCGAGACCACCTGGCCAACCTTCGCTTGGGCCGCCGTCACCCCACGCATAACGCGCTGCAGCTTTTCGCCAACGGCCGGTCCCACAAACGGAATGCCTTCCAACTCCGAGGCCGCGCCGCTAAGTTCACTGATCGCCCCGTCTACCGGCGCGATCATCCCATCCAGGCTACGGCGACCAGTCTCACCCGCCGCCGCCAGGGACTTAACGCTTGATTGCAGCTGCTCCATGTAGCCCATAAATCCCCCAGGTCAAAGATGCGCGTCGTCGTAGAGCTTGCGGCTTTCCAGCTGTTGAGTGATTTCGCGCTGTTGCTGTGCGATGTATGGCTGAAGCTCGCGAGCGAGCTGCGCCGGATCCTTCACGTCGCCCTGCACGGTCACATGAATCGGCGCGCTGATATCAACCTTTTGCTCGATCTTCGGCGCCGGCGGTTTTGGCGGTACCGCCATCAGCGAAACCCCAGCGGGTGTGCTCGATGCCGGCGGCGAAGCCAGCGAACGAACGACGTCACCACCCACCGGCCCCGGCGTCTTGACGGCGCCAGGCATCAGCAGAGAGCCATCACCTTTAGGCGCGAAAGAAGTCGCGATATCGCCCAGCACAGGCGGGATGTCTTTGCCGGCATTGACCATCATCAGCGGGCCGGCGTCGGGCATTTTCTTCAGCCCATCGTCGCCACCGAAAAATGACTTACCCAAATATCCACCCAGAGCGTCGCCACCCAGACTGCCCAGGTAGGCACCCAGCAACCCACCGACCACCGTGCCGATTATCGGCACCGCCGAGCCAATCGCCGCACCGGCCGCGGCGCCGGCAAGTGTGCCCGCCAAGCCACCAGCCGCCTCGCCGTAGCCTTCGGCTTTTTCATCCCGAGTGGTTGCGTTGTCGTAGGTGTCTTTGATCTTGTAGCCAGCCTCAATGACCGCCAGGGCCGCCGGCAGCTTGGCGCCCTTGGGTAAGCCCATACCACGACCACCCGCCTTGCCGCCCCTCCTACCTTTGCCGCTGCCATCTACACCACCATCAAGGCCGCCCAAGCCACCTGCAGGTAGATTGGTGACGATTACCTTTTGCGGGATGTTCGGATTGCCCATCAGCGAACCACGGCCGACGTTCAGCAGGCCCTTGCCGATCTTGAGCGCACTCAGCGCGGCGCCCAACGTGACTGCGCCTGCAGCAACCGCAGCAATCACCGCCGTAACCGGCTGGTACTTGTTGGCCAGGTCAGCCAGCGCATAGCCTACCTTGGCGAGGCCATCCGCTACCTTATCGGTCAAAGGCCGCAAACCATCTCCCAGGCTGATCATGGAAGCTTCCATGCCCGCCGTGGCCTCCGCCCATCTGCGGTTGGACGTTTCGCGGGCCTTGGCGGCGTCCGTCTCGATCTTGGTCTTGCCGTCGGTTTTTTCAATCGTGACCATGTCGGCCTTGATCTTGTCGCCGTATTTGATCTGCGCGAGCAAACCCGCACTGGCGCTCTGATCGCTGACGATGTTGGCAAGCCCTGCCGCTTCGGTCAGAGCCACCATGGCCTGCTGCTCCTCGGCGCTGCCGTCCGCTGCTGCCTTAATCTTGGACTTGAGGGCCTCGATCTTCTTGGCCTTCGCCGGATCCTGACGCTTGATCATTTCCTGGCTGAGCATGATGAACGCATCAACCGGGTTGGCCGCCTTGCCGCTTTTCGTCGCGGCCAGGATTGAGCCGGCCAGGTCATAGCCCTCCTTGGCGAAACGCTCCTGGCTGGTACTGCTGATCACCGCGCTCAACAGATTGTTCATGTTGGTTGCAGCGGCTGCAGAATCCTGCGTTTGCGAGTATTGCGACTGCAAGCTGGCTCCCAGAAAGCGCACCGCCTCCGGGCCTTCCATGCCCAGGCGCTTGATGTTGCCGAGCATGGACGGCAGATACCGAGCCATGTCCTTGGGACCGAAGGCGCCGATATCGCCCGCCGCCGCCACCTGGCCCAGCATGCCGGCCATGTCCTCTTTCTTGACCCCGGCCTCCTTGAACGAGTTGATCAAGGTTGCGATAGTTTCGGCTTCCATGCCCTGGCCGTCGATCAAGTCGGCAATTTGGCCCGCGTATTCGCTGGCCTCCTTCCACTCAACGCCCTTTTCGATCAGGCCACCGACCGCCTTGGCGAGCAGCTGGCGACTCATGCCTTTGTCGTCCGCAATGGTCGAGACCATTTCGGCCATCCTGCCTTCGTCTTCTGTGCCGGCGGTGTGCGCCCACTGCGACATCTGGCGCACTTGCGCCTGATAGTCACCGGAAATCTTGGTAGGAATGGCGACGGCCGCCGACAGCGCCGTGGCCTGACCGAGCGAACTTTTTAGCCCGTCCTTACCCTGCTTGATTTGAGTGTGACCGAGCGCCTTAAGCTCAGCTCCACGGGCCACTTGGCCCAGTTTCTGGTACTCGTTACGCAACTTGCCGACTTCGACGCCCTGATCCTTGAGCGTTCTAAGATTGGATTCCAGTTTTTTCAGTAGGCCATCTGCAGAGGCAGAGCCGGTGTCATGGGCTTTTTTCCACTCATCACGCAGGCGGATGGTGTCGCCAATGGTGCTTTGTAGTACCCGGGCTTTGGTGCCCTGATCACTGAGTTTCTTGATACGCCCTTCAACGTCCTTGAACGCCGCACCAACGGTTGAGCTGATAGCGCCGCCGATGACTACGCCAAGCGCGAGGTTGTTCGCCATGGGTCACTCCGAAAAGGTCCAGGCGGCTCACTCCCTGAGCCACCAGATCATCGTTGAAAAAGGCATGGCCTCAATCTCGCTGGCCGAGAAAGACATTTCCCGGGCCAGCCGCTGAGCCAGCTTTCTCTGTATTTCCTCGTTAAACCCGGTCCTCGCGCACCAGGCGAAAATAGGCGGCCTGCAGGCGCTTGTAATCACGCACGCTCAGTTCCCCCAAATCGTTTTGGCCGGCATCCGTCAGGCTGGCGAACAGGATCATTTCGCTTTGCTCCTCATCGTCCGGGGCGGCTTTGGTCGCGGCACGAACCTCACGAACGGTTGGGGAACGCATGGTCAGTTGATCAGTTTCGATCTGATTCACCTTGACGATTTTGGACAGCTTGATGGTTGCCGAGTCAGCGGTGATCGTCAGCCATTCCGGGATTTTGTCGACTGCTTGAGACATGGTTACCTTCCTTACAGATTCAGGTCGCGACGGACTGCCGCAAGCTGATCAACCCCATTGATGACGCGTACCGCGTTAACAGGATCAATCTCGAACATCCGAACGCCACCGACTTCCAGCTTGTAGTAGCTGACGCTGACGGCGTATTTGAACTCAGCGTCGCCACCCGGCTTCCACTCGCCCGGGTCCAGCTCAGAGAGCATGCCGCGAAGGGTCGCCACCACCGCGGTGGTAGCCCCCTTCTGGCCCTTGAACGAGCCACGAAATACAGCGTTGAACGCTGTCTGATCCGCCAGCCCAAAGAACTTCATCGCCTCTCGACGCACGCCCTTGGTGCTGAAAGAGGCCTCCAGCTTTTCCATACCCTGATCCATGTCGATGGGAGCATCCATACCGCCGCCCTGGTATTCGGCGGTTTTGATTTTCATCTTGGGCAAGCTCAGAGTCGGCACATCGCCGGCAAAGCTCATGCCGTCGACAAACATGTTCATCATGAAAAGCGTTTGGGGAATCATGGACATTGCGAAGCCTCCTTAGACTTTGGTTTCGATGACTTCGGTGATCCACTGATTAGTGACTTCAACGAGGAAAGTTGGGTTTTCAGCCGGCGGCACGTCGGTGAAACGAATCCGCCAAAAGACTTTGCCCTGCTCCAACTGGCTGGCAGTGTTCAGCTCATCGTCGGGGAACACTTCGAAGTTGATCACCGCGCCCTGTTTCTTCAGGTCACGCATGAAGTTTTCTAAGCCTTCAGTTACGTCGCCGACGTAGCTCTTGGTAATCGAGCGGTCGACCGCCCATTTGTGCCCGTAGAGGATCGCGTCCATGACGATATCCTGGGTGCGCACACGCGTGACAAAGGCCCACTTTGGATCGCTGGAGCAGGTACGGTTGCCCCACAGGCGGTAGCCATCGTCGCGAATGATCGTGGTGATGTTCGCGTTGTTGAGCAGGTTGGCCCGGCACGTTGCATCGCCGTCCAAAAACTCAATCGGGCGCGTGGTACCGGTGATGCCGACAAACTCCTTGTTCGACGGCGAGGCCCAGAAGCCGTATTCGTTATCGGTCCAGGCAAACAGACCCGCCACCCAGGCCGAGGCCGGCGCATCAACGGTTTCGCTGAGGACGGTGTCCCAGGTCTGAACACCCGGATCGACCAGAAAAACGCGCTTACTGCCGAAGTTGTCGGCATAGGCAATCGCCGCTTCGTCGGTAGTGTTTGGGCCGTCGACGATGGCCATGCCGCGCAGCTTGCCGGCGAGTGCATCCATCGACGTGGCGACCGCCTGGGTAGCGCTATGGCCTGGGGCAATCAGCAAGCGGGGCTGAGCATTGAAACGACTCTTACCGTCGAGCAGCGCCTGCATGCCGGTACGCTTGCCGTCAGTCAGGACGCCGCCGATGATGGCCGAAGTCTGCAAGGCTGGGGTCGCCATCTTCTCGACACCGCACGCCACGATCACCGCCTTGGCTCGCATGTAGATCGCTTTGATCGACTTGGTGATAGCCGCGTCTTCGCCCCAGGCCGCCACCGCTTCGCTTTCGCGGGTGATCAGCAGCACCTGGTTAGGCTTGGCCGTCACCTTTGCTCCCGGGGTGAAGGTATCGCACAGACCGATGATCGAGGACGAGGGCAGCGAGATAACACGCGCGCCGGTGTCCACGTTGGTGACGGTCACACCGTGAAAAAAACTCATAGGGCTCAATCTCCAGAAACGAAAAAGCCCCGCATGAGCGAGGCTGTAGGTTGTTCGTGTTACGCGTAACGGAAAAGAAAACGCCCCGTCAGTGCGGTGCGTTATTCGGTTTGGTCGGCGATCCAGGCCGGCGCGACCGGGCGATGCTCGACATCCGGGAAATCCGGCGCCTGGGGCCAGTCGCGCAGGGCCTGCACGTACACCAGCAGACTCGCGAACTGCTCGGCGCTAAGCGTTGTTTGGGCCGAAATTTCGACCTGATCACGGTGCCGCTCACGCAACCACATCACCGAAGCCAACTCGGCGTCGCGCCAAGCGCGCTCAAGCGCATCGGGATCGAGTACTACAGGCTGAACCATTGCCGCCAAAGCGGCCGGCACTTTCACGGGCTCAGGCGCCACAGGGCGCATCGCCTCGATTTGCGCCTCGATCTCTGCGACCGAAAGGCTATCAGCCCCAGCTAACTCGGCAGGTATAAAGTGATTCAGGGTTACCGACCCCCAGTTAATGACCATCGTCCCCATTTCCGGAGAGATTGAAACAATTGAAAATTTACTCAAGATACAATCCCCTTTACACGATCAGAAGAATTACCCGCCACGAAAGTTAAGGCATTACCCCCCGAAATAATCGCGGCACCTGGCGCACCACCGGCCCACGGCCCGTAAGTGGCATAAGTAGTGTTTGACCACCCGACATAGCCCGCAGAACCAGCCACGCCGGCTGCGCCGCCGACGCCGCCGTAACCGCCAGAACCGTCGTCCGATATCGCTTGCCCCGCTGCTCCAGGTTTTGCCGGGTTAACGCCCTCGCCAGCGCCGCCTGCGCCGCCGTAACCGGTTTGGGTGGCACCATCTGATCTAAAAGTACGGTGCTGTCCCAAGCCTCCACCGCCGCCACCACCTCGTATATATCCGGCAGAGTTATCCAAGGTTGTGGCGAACTCAATCAAAAGTCCGTGATTGCCTGGCATGCCCGCACCCGCTGTACCGCCAGCGCCTCCGGCGCCTTTGATAAATCCCTGATTAATCACCAGCAGCTTGGAGCCAGCAGGGAAAACACCCGTTCGAAGCGCAGCAGCAGACACCCCCCGCAGCACCGCTCTATTAATAAATACGTACTCTCGTGCCTTTGTCGGCGAGCCCATAAGGGCAAAGATGCTGGCGTCTGCCAAGTCCACAAGATTCGTGTAGACGATGCGGCGGCGCCAGGCCGTCTTCCAGCCCATGGCGGTCTTGACCCATAGAATTTCACCCTCTCGCCAGCCATCGACCAGCTTGGCGCGGGGCATGATTCCTGCCTTAAACCCTGCATCGGTTTTTACGTGAAAATTCATGTTTCCACCTGAAGCCAGATGGTTCCCAGTACGCCTTCTTCAGCCGTTGGGGCAAGGGTTGAAACAACGATGCGATCAGCAGGAACAGCGTCGGTAATACCGTAACCGGCCAGAGTCGTAGCTTTGTCCGCCTTTTTTGAGGGGTCGAAGTTTCCGTCGTGCCACACAGTCCGCCAAACATAAGTACCATCAGCAATAACGCGCCTGAATCCAAAAACATCGTAGCCATTACCTACGTGTCCAAAAATGTCGAACGCCATAGGCGTATCGCCGGGGTATTTCATCCGCAGAAACATACCGCCGCTGCTGGGCTTGTCAGTCGTTCCACTGACATAAGCTGCTACGGCGTGCTTTGCTACATCAGCAATAGCCCCAACCACGCCAGACTTCGGGGTGGAAGAAATCGCATCCGTAATGCCATACCCCGCCAGCGTGGTGGGATTAGACCCAGACACGAACATGCCACGGTCATTAACTGTGATCTTGGTATAGGTTCCAGCGGGCTTATTCGCTGGTAGCAGTCCGCTCACCGCCTCATCAACATACTGCCGGGTTGCCAGCACAACCGACGGGTCAATTTTCAGCTGGATGTTAGAGGTGCCGCTGGTGATGATGTGCATACGCACCACCTGGTTACGCCCTGACCCTTGAGCGAGCAACGGCTTGTAGCTCGGCGGCACATTGGCAACCGCACTGAACACGCCGTCCTTGTCTTCCAGAGCCAACTCGCGAATATGCCAGCCGCCCACGTCAGGCGGTAACACCACCTCAGCAATCAGAACATTGGCGTCAGTGGGAGAAACCCGCAATTGATTGAGCTGCGCCCGGTAGACCTGATTGATCAGTTTGGTTTGCGTCGGGCTGGGCACGGGGTCGGCGCCGTTCGCGTCACCAATCAACATGTAGCACGGCTCCCAGGGAACGCCGAGGGCATCGCAGTTGGTTTTCTTGGCGGCGCCCAGCGTGGTGATCATGCCGCCGAAAATAGAGTTTTTATCAGCCATATGGGTACACATCCAGTTCGTCTAGGGTGTATTCGCTAAAGCCCGTATACCCATGAATCACTACGTCGATATCGGGGCTAGTCCAGGGGTAAACGTCGATCTCGTCGCCGTCATAAACAGCGAAGCCGGTATAGGCGTCCAAGCGCGTTTCAAGCGTGATGTCGAGCCCGGTCATATGCCGGCTCACGGGCTTGGCGTCGTCAATCAGGCGCTCAAGCTCGCTGAACATTTCTTCAGTGATGCCGGTATCGAGTACGCCAACCCTAAGGGCGAACGTCGCCGGCGGGCCTTCGGGTACCGTCTGCCACCACTCGATCACCTCCAGCAGATAGCCAAGCGGCTCTACCACTCGGCGCAGTGCGCCAATGGTCCCTTTGCGGGAGTGGATGTAAAACGATGCCCTTATGGCATTGCGCTTGGCCGACTCCGTCCAGCGGTCGTCCCAGCGATCAACAGACCAGGCCCACGCAAGGTGGGGCAGCAAATGAATGGGGCACGTCGCAGGGTTGTAGAGAGAGCGCAGCGGGATCACGGTTCGATCCGCGCTCGCCGCCTCAATCGCCCGTTCCAGCTGAGTGCTATTGATCGGCAGTAGACTCTTCATGTCACTCCCCCAGCTTGACGCTGTAGCCCGTGCAGAACGCCGCCTGTGCCTGCGTGGGAGCAAGATCCTGCCAGTCGATCAACTCGACGCGTGAAACCCCTGGAACGTGCAGTTGCGCGTCTACAGCGGAACGCGCCACCTCGACTCCAAGGCGTTTGCGCGGGTTGATCCACGTAGCGAGGCGCCTTTCCGCTTCCGCCAGCGCGACAGCGCTTTCAGGGCCGGGGCCTTTCATGTGCAGCACCGCGTCAATGCGATACGGCAGCACCTGGGCGCTTTGCACCGTCACCCGGTCGCCCAACGGCCGAACGTTTTCGTCATTGAGCGCACGGGCTACCACAGCCAATAACTCAGGGCCTACCGCTCCATCCCCCTCCAGCCCCAACACCGTTACCGTAACGCACGCCGGCGACGGGCTTTCTGCAGACGCATCCGCCACCAGGGCAGACGCATTGCGGGCATGCAGTTTGTAGCTGTTGCGCGGCCCCGCCGTGGTCAGGCCTTCATAGGCCAGCTGGATCCGCTCGCGGTAGGCATCGTCGCCTTCCGTGATCTTCTCCACCGGAGGCACTGCGCGCAGGTCTTCCGCCTGGATCACCAGGCGCGGCGTGTTGACGTTGGCCCCGAGCTGATCGAGGTCGCCACGAATCGCATGAGCCAGCATCAATGCCTTGGCGGCATCGTTTACCCGGGCGCGATCACCGATGCCCACATAGGCACCGACCTCCAGCAGCTTGACCACTGGATCACTCTCAAGCGGCGCACTCCAGTTGTCGCCCATGAACTCCCGGAAGACACTGAGCCTTTCCGTATAGGCCTCTTCAAAGTCCAGGGGCTCAAGCACGTCCGGCGCCGGCAACTCCGACAGGTCAACGATACTCATACACTTACCTCTAGCAGTACGCTTTCACCCTTGTAGCTACCGGTGACTTGGATCTTGATCAGCCCGCCCAGGACAGAGACAGCCTGTACGCGCTCCAGCTTCAGGCGTGGCTCCCAGCGGCCTAACGCCCTGCTCGCCTCAGCCTGAACCGCTCCCTTCCAGCCTTCGTTTACTGGCAGATCCACGTAACGGCGCAACTTGCTACCATACTCCGGCCGCTCCCGACGGCTTCCCAGCGGGGTGCTTAGAATGTCCCCGATGCATTGCCGCAAATGAGCAATACCCGAAATGGGCTGGCCGGTGTGGCGGTCCATTCCGATCATCTAGGTCACTCCTGCAGTAGTTCGAATTCCTCATTGGTTTTGAGGTAATCCAGCGCTTCAGCGTCAGTTGCCGGCACCGACACACGCTGCTTGAGGACCACAAGAGCGCGGCCACTGTCGGGCAGAATCAGAGTGCGAGAGGTGTAGAGCTTGTCGCGAAACGTTGAGCCAGGCCCAGCGCCGGCAACGGGTGTTTCAGAAGTCTTGGCCATGGTTTCCCCCGGGCACAAAAAAGCCCGCACGCGGCGGGCCTGTGAAATTGAACGACTAGTGTTTGTGGTTCGCGCTGTTGCCGCCGGCGTCGATGATCTTGCCGGCACTGGTGATGTCTTTCACTGCATGCAGGGCGCCCAGGACAGAGACGTCTTTCGTGACGGATAACGAACCTTCAATTGCAACGTCTGCAATCAACTTGATGTTGGTCGTTGTGACCGTCACCGCGTTATCAGTAACCACCGCCTCGGTCGCACCTACCTTGATGCTCACCGTGCCCGTGGGCAAGGTGATGGTGTAGCTGTTGGCCTCCCAGTCGTAGACCAGGGAGCCGCCATCATCGAACCGCCACACCTCAACGTGATCGCGGTTATCCGGTGGAGCACCGGCGCCGCCGTACAACCCTGGAACAAACGTGCCCATCCCGGCCTGGCCGCTGGGGTTGAACAGGATCCCCTGCTCGCCCAGGCTCGGCGCGCGCCAGTGCCGGGCTTTGCCTGCTGCCTGGCTGTGCCAACGCACCCAGGCGCTGACCCAGTCACCCGACTTGACCCGCACCGCTGGGGCCATCAAATCCACCCCGACCACCACACACGGCATCAACATGGCCGCGATCATCCGGTCATGCTCGCCTGCCTGATAACTCATGGCGCGCCCCCTGGACTGTCAATGTCCGGGTACGCTTCAAGGTTCAGTTTAAGCATGCTGGGCTTCTCTTCAGGGAAAGGCCAAACCTCAACCCCCAAATAGACTTGGTGAGTCCACTCGACTACCCACACAACATAGCCATCCAGCTCAGGCTTGGTCCAATCCTGAGTGGCTCGCTCAAATTGCGCGACGTTGATCTCCAGGCCCCAGCTTTGCTGTCGGAGCAGCACCGCCAACTGCGACACCAG